CTTCACGGCCAGTGGCCAAAGCGATGAACTGGGCCATGCCCTCGCTTGAGCGAATGTCGTTGGCCTTCAGGGCTTCGTTTGATTTTCCGCCCAGGGCAGCGGCCTTGTCGGCCTGGATCTTGTCGATGTCTTCCTGTTTGCCGGCCATCTTCTCGCCGATGTCGGCCGCTTTCTTGGCTGCCTCTTCTTGCCGTTTCTTGGCGTCAGCCGCATCCTTGTCAGCCTTTGCTTGTGCCGCAGACGCGTCGCGGGCGGCCTTGGCTTCCGCTTCCTTAGCTTCCCGTTCTGACTTGCGACGAGCCTGCTCTTCGGGGGTCATGCGATTGCGAGCAGAAGCAACGGCACGACCAGCGGGGCCTTGCGGCTGGCCCGTGGACGGCGAATCGCCAAAGATGGCACGGCTGGCGGCAGCCCCGGCGTTGGACGCGGCCTGCTCGGCCTCGCCAATGTTTTGTTTTGCGCGTTTTTCAGCATCGGCTGCCATAGCCTTGCCGGCGGCTTCCAAGTCACTCGACACCCAACTGCCAAGCCCCTCCAGCAGCTTGCCAATCCCAATCGCCAACAGATTCCCGGCAATCTCAAACACATTGAAAGCCGCTCGCAATGACTCACCGACGGCCGTAAACACGTTGGCTGCGAACTTGAACACCTCGCCAACCTCGGACAGCGTCACACCAAAGCCATCAAAGCCGGCCATGGCACTGTCGAACACTGTGGCCAGGTAATCGGCCACGTCGAGCAGGGCATTGGTAATCGTGCCGGCAATGCCTTCTCCACCGCTGCCGCTCGCACTGTTGAACGACTCAACAAACGCCAAGAACTCCTCGGCCATGCTTGTCACAATCGGGGCAAGGTTGCCGACGACCTGGCCAATGATGCCATCAAAGGTCGCCTTGACCATGTCCAGCGAGTCATTCATCTCGCCGATCGCCTCGACTTGATCGGCACCGACCACCGCCCCGAGTCGTTTCATCCGCTCTTCAATCTCTGCCAGGTCGGTCGCCATCATCGGCAGCAGCTCGACGCCTGCTCTTCCGAACATGGCAACTGCGGCAGCGGCTCGCTCTGCCGGCGTCGGCAATGCTGCAATCGCTTGCTGGATCGTGCGAAATTGCTCCTCCGGGGACATTGCCTGCAATTGCTGGAAATCAATTCCCAGCTTGGTAAACGCCTCTGTGTTTCCGCTTTCGGCAGCCTGGCCAATCGCCACCGAAAGTTTTTGCAACGCCCGGCTGCCGTCCTCCACGCCGGCCAACTTGGCCGCCATGTTGAACACTTGCAGCGATTCAACGCTGACGCCGATTCGCGCAGACAAATCGTTCAGCTTGTCCACGGACTCGGCCACGCCAGCCGCATAAGTGACAGCAGCACGGCCAGCCGACATGAAGGCATCCGCCAGCATGGTGATGCCTTTGGCGGCGACGGCCCCGATGGCGATGTTTTTGATGGCCGACACGTCGGCGGCCGTCTTGCGGGCCTGCCTGCCCATGCGATCCATGGCGGCAGCTGCGTCATTGGCCCCCGACACGACGCCGGTGGCGGACATGCTTGCCCGCATCGCCAGTGCCAGAGTCGTCGCCATACGTCACCGTGGTCTCAGTTTTGCCAGTTCCGCCGCAATCTGTTCCGCCGTCATGGGCGGCTTATCAATGGGCATGAAATCGTCTTCGCGTGGCGGGCGGCCCTTGCCGCAATACGGTGCCAGGATCGCCGCCACGATTCGTGCTGTCTGCCGCCACTCGCCTCCCAACGGATTCACGTACCGATGAAACGCCAGCCATCTCCTGTACTCGGCCACGTCCATTCGTTCGCCGAGTTCCCGCTCAGTCATGCCAAGGTGACCGGCCAGGATGAGCGAGAAAGCATCCAGCGGCCGGTCAATCAGTTTTTTCCGATGTCCTCAATTTCCTTGTCGTCGAGCTCGTTGTGCTTCTGGGCGATGCGGAACAACCGGGCCCCGACGGTGCCCGACAGCCCCTTGAGTTCGTCGCTGGTGAACAGCGACTTGCCGGCCTCGTCCACTAAGCATTTGGACAGGTACAGCGTGCGGTAGTCCTCCACGCCTTCCCCCTTGGATCGCAGGCAAGCCAGTTCCCACGATTGCAATTCGCCCAGCGGCAGAGTGCGTACCCACACGTCGCACTTCCACTCGGGCACATGCACCTTGAGTTGATTGCCATGGTCGGCGGCTTTGATCTGATCGGCGAGTCCCATTACGCTCCTAGCTTGAAAGTCACGCTGTACGTCAGCAGTTCGCCAACCGCCGCTTGTGCCCCAAGCGTCTGAAAGATGGCTACCGGGAATGACAGCGACAGCCCCGGTCCACCTATTGATAGGGCCGCCGTCAAGCCGACATTGCTGGCACTCATGCCGGCAGTGCCTCGAGCCGTCACGCTGATCGTTCCGTAGTCCACGTCGCCGACGGAAAAGACTTTGGCACGAGATGTGTTGCCGCGAGGTGTGACCTCAATGGCGTCAGCGGCAATGCCGTCAACTGACAGAGACACCACCTCGCCGATGGGCGTGGTGCCCCAGCTGATAGTGGTGCCCTGAGATACGTTCGCCACGACGGCCCCCCGTCGTTACGACTTCACCTTGAAGGTGAGCGACTGCTTGACCAGTTCGCCCACCGAATAGGCGGTGCTCACGCTGGATACCGTCGCCGTGTAATTGACAGAGGCAAACGAAAGCACGCCAGTGGCACCGATGGCTACCGTCGCGTTCCCGTACGCTTCGCAGCTCAACTCATTGTCAATCAATGCGGGTGCCTGGTAAGTGCGATTTGCACCGCTCGCCAGCCCGAGGTGCGAGTTGTCTAGCAAGTCGCCGCCAGGCGTCACGGTGACGCTGGTGACCGTGTACGTGCTTCCGGCAAACGCAAACGTATTGCCCTGCGAATCGACTGCCATGGGGCGGTTCTCCTGTAGTTCGTGGGCCGCTGGGCCCTATCAAAAAACTACGGCAGGGGGTGCGAATCCTTGCAGTTACAGATACTTGCCGAGGTCACGCATCTGGGCGGCACGCCTGGCCTGGTCCTCAAGAATCTTGCGGCCATTTTCCAGAGCTTTTTGCATCTCGCCCCGCAGGTTTGCGGAGATTGCGGCCTTGCTTTGCTCATACGCACGCTGCACCGGCCTTTGTGCCACTACGCCCGGAATGAGGATAGGAGTCGCTGATTTTTTGAAAAACGCCTTGGGGTAGCGCGGTGTCGTTTGCACTCGGCCGTTGCCAGTGTTTTTGAGCACAAACGGCCCCAGCTTGTTGAAAGACGAGGCAATGTAGCCGCCTTTACGACTACCACCGGCGCGATACAGAGCGCGTTTCAAAAGCTTTGTGGCTTTCTTCCCAATCAATTTTTGGACACGTTTGCTGACTTTTGTGCCGACGTACCTATCGTCCGTGCCAAACTCCAACCAGAACTGATGAAACGCTCGGTCTGGGCCCTTCTGCACCTTACCGCCCTGGGCTGACTTGCTCTTGCCGGTGCCAGCCTTAACAAATCCCACGACGGCCACTGCCGCACCGTCCCGTGGGTACTTTTTCACAATGGTCTTGATGGACCGCCGGAGGTTGCCGGTCGGCCCTCGCATTTGGGCCACAATGCTTTTCAGGGCTTTCTCGCCTGGTGATGCGGCCCGTTTTAGGCCAGCCCCAATGACCCGGGCCGCAATGTTGGTCGGCAGCTGCTTGAACGCCTGCCGGATCTCGTACAGGTCTGGTCCCTCAATCTTGATCTGTGCGGCCTTGTACGAAGCAGCCATCACGTCGCCTCGTTGATGCGGAAATCGAACGTCTGCTGTACCGAGTAGTACGGCAGCATCTGGTCGTCGGCCGGCATCTCGACGCCGTCGGATTCCGTCTGCAGCGTCGTCCGCTGGATCGTCACGCCGGCCGTGGTGCCCGTCCAGCCGTCCACGGCCAGGCGAACCGCTCGAGCAATCGACTTCACTGAGGTGTAAGACGTGCCGTACGTCGTTAACTGCAGCGTGATGACCGGGTTCCCGACGTTGCCAGTCAGCGACTGCGGGCGTTCCACGGCAGTCCGTTGGAACACAACCAACGGCAACGGCGTGCCCGTCGGGGCAATGAGCGGAAACACCCGCTGCCCGATGAGCGACGACACCGCGGTCTGGCTTGTCAGCCGCTGAAACAGAAACGCTTCCGGGGCTTCTGGCAAGCTCATCCGTCACTCCGTTTCTCGGTGCAGATGATTTCTTGGTGCCACAACCGGTCCCGCTCCAGAATCTGCCCGATCTCCAGCACCCGGTTGCGGTACACGATCCGCATGGCACCAGTAAGTCCG